TTTAAGGGGTGGGAAACTTTAGTAACTTATAAACGTACCGGCTGTAATCTGGAACATTACAGTCATTCAAGGAGTGAGCTGGAGGAAAGATTTCCTCATTGTGAAGTAAGGGAGTTTGATAACTATTATATCGTGACGAACGTATGATATTGTATTCAGAGCAGAATGTATATGAAGCGGCAAAAGACCGGATAAGGAAGTTGTTTTCTATGGGGGACAGATTAGGTGTTTGTTTCTCCGGAGGCAAGGATAGTACTGCCTTATTACACCTTACTTTGGAAGTGACAAGTGAATTGGGCATTCAAAAGTTGCCGGTTATATTTCTTGATCAGGAATGTGAGTACACATATACTGTTGAGTATATGCGTTATGTTATGTCATTGCCAGAGGTGGAACCTATTTGAGTGCAAATTCCGTTCCGGTTATGGAATGCGAACAGTGGTGACTGGTTTATCCCTTGGGAGCCAGGGAAAGTGTGGATGCGTGAGAAAGAAGATGTCTCTTTTAAGGAAAACGTCTATGGAGTCGACAGATTTAAGGATATGTTTGATGCCATCGCATATCATCACTTGGGAGGGGGGTATATATCTTTGGGAGGTGTCCGTATTGAAGAGTCACCAGCTCGTCGTGCTGGATTGACGGGAAAGGAAACCTTGCCAGGAATGACATATGGAAAACGTTGTAGCCATGGTGTTGTTATATATCCTTTGTATGATTGGTCATATCGCGATATATGGTATTACATCTTCTCCAATCGGTTGAAATACAATAAGGTCTACAACTATATCTTTTCAAAGGAACCGTTGCGTTCTGCAAGGGTATCTTCTCTTATCCATGAGAACAGTAATCAGAATATTCCTTACTTGCAAGAGATTGACCCGAAGGCTTATAATGCCATGTACATGCGTATTCCCAATATTGGCACAACGAACCATCTTCTGTTGGATGCCTTTGAAGAGGTAAGAAACTATCCCAACTGTTTCAAGGACTGGCCGGAATATCTGCAATATCTCATAGACAATATCGTAGCTGAGAGCAAGAATAAAGTAATTTTTACCAATAATCTAAATACGGTGGTTGATAAGATTGCGGGCTGGTCTGATTCCGATCGCGTTGATATATATCGCGCCTTTGCCCGTGGTATCATCACAGAGGACTTTGAACAGACAAAGTTGAATAATAGGTTATTGGTTCATAAATCAAAGTATAAATATGGAAAAACTAAAAGAAATAATCATCCGGATGCTTGATGAAGCGCCAGATAAAATAAACTTCTTCAATGAGATAAGACAGATTTTATTCTCTCTGTCTCCTGAAAAGGCCAATCCGGTGGACCGTGTCCTCTGGGTACCGATGGATATGGTGAAGGCGAACAACTATAATCCGAACGCTGTGGCAAAGCAGGAGATGCAGCTCCTTTATACTTCCATTCGTGAAGATGGATATACACAGCCAATTGTTACGATTTGGAGTGAAGAGGAGCAAAAGTATATTATTGTCGACGGGTTTCATCGTAACCTTATCGCGCGCATGTATAAGGACATTGCCCAGCGCAATAGTGGGCGTCTTCCCATTGTTGTCATTGACAAGGATATCAACGACCGTATGGCTTCTACGGTCCGTCACAATCGTGCCCGTGGCAAGCATTCCGTTGATGGCATGACAAACATCATTTATAACATGATAAAAAACGGTGAGTCGGATGCTGTTATTTGTAGAAAGCTTGGCATGGAGCCGTTGGAGCTTGTGAAGCTGAAGCATATTACCGGTTTTGCCAAGATGTTCAGGAATTATGAATACAGCAAAGCCATCAAAGAAATTGTTCATCATACAAACTCATTGGAATTATAACTATGGATATACAGAGCATTGCAATAGATAGGATTATTCCGTATTGGAATAATGCCCGGAACAATAGTAAGGCTGTTAAGCCGGTAGAAGAGTCAATAAAGAAATATGGTTTCAATCAGCCGCTTGTGTTGGATAAGAATTTTGAAATCATTGTTGGTCATACACGGTATTTTGCCCTTTTGAATCTTGGATATAAAGAGGTCCCGTGCATCATTGTGGACTTGGACGAGGAAAAGGCGCGTCAGTATCGTATCGCAGATAATAAGACATCAGAATTTGCGTCATGGGATGAAGAGAAACTGATACGTGAGCTTAGGACAATGAATGTACCTGCAGATATGCAAGACTTCTTTTTTGAACCCATAGACCAGTTACTCGGTTTTGACATGAATTTTATTCCGACAAACAATTATGTCACGGAAGAGTCGCAATCAGAAGCGGCAAAACAGGAATTCAGTGAGGAAATGCATCGCCAAGAGAATGAATCTTTCAGGAAGAAGGCAGAACGTATTGAAGAAGGTCTGGAGCAGGAAAGAACTGAATATATTGAACTTGCATGTCCTCATTGTGGAGAGATTATCAGAATGAAGAAATAATATGGCGGCACCGACGGGAAATAAATTTTGGATGTTAAGGAGCAAGCATGGGAGGGATAAACTCTTTTCCACGCCAGAACTCTTATGGGAGGCGGCATGTGAGTATTTCCAATGGTGTGATGAAAATCCCTGGTTGTCCAAAAAGGCCATTCAAAAGACTGTTCCGGTAAAAAGGAAAAAAGGGAAGAAGGTGGAGACAGTCAATGAGCAACAAGTACAACAAGAAGTTTCCCCGACTTCCCGTCCGTATTCCCTAACCGGGTTCTGTATTTATGTAGGTGCTTCTTCCAAGTGGTGGAGCACTTTTCGTTCCGAATGTAGAAATAAGAATGATGAAGATTTTTTGGAGGTCATCGCACGCGTGGAGGAAACCATCGAAACGCAGCAGTTTGAGGGAGCGTGCGTTGGAGCTTTCAATGCGAATATCATTGCCCGAAAGTTAGGGCTTGTTGACAAGCAGGAGGTGGACCATACGAATGCAGGAAAAGAGTTCAAAGGATTTAATTTTCTACCATATACAGAAGATGCGGAGAAAGTCAAGTAATGGGATATAAGGTCAATATAAAGCAGAGGTTAGCCTATAACTACCTTCGTGACGATGTTACGAAGTTTCTGTGTTATGGTGGCGCTGGTGGAGGTGGAAAATCATGGCTTGGGTGTGAATGGCTTATGCAATGTGCTTACTATCTCCCGGGCACTCGATGGTTCGCTGGCCGAAATAATTTGAAAGATAGCCGTGAGTCTATCTCTGTCACTTTCAACAAGGTGGCAAAGTGGCATCGATTCACTGATTACAAGCAGACCAATGACGGTATACTTTTGGGGAATGGGTCGGAAATCATCTTTCTTGACTTGACATATTATCCCGTCAAAGACCCGATGTATGAGCGATTGGGCTCTAAGGAGTTTACTGGAGGGTGGATTGAAGAAGCCGGGCAGGTTCACTACCTCGCATTTGAGGTTTTGAAGACGCGTATAGGACGGCACTTGAATGATGTGTATGGAATATCCGGAAAGATACTTATCACTTGCAATCCGAAGAAGAACTGGCTTTATCGTGAGTTCTATAAACCGTGGAAAGAAGGCAGGCTGGAAGCCCCATACGCTTTTATTCAAGCATTGGTGCAGGATAATCCCTACGCTACCGAGGACTACATAGATACGCTCCGTAATACCAGGGACAAAGTGACAAAGGAGCGCTTGTACTATGGTAATTGGGAGTATGACAACGACCCGACAGCACTCTGTGATTATGATGCTATTTGTGACCTATTCGCAAATGAGCACGTAAAACCGATAGGATTATCGACGGGAGCAGCTGACCTTGCCATGAAAGGACGTGACCGCTTTGTCGGAGGGCACTGGGTAGGCAATGTGTGTTATATCCGGTTAGACCAGGAATATAGCACGGGTAAATCTATTGAGACGGACCTTAAAAACATGATGATACAGTGGAAGATTCCACGTAGCATGATGGTCGTTGATAGTGATGGACTTGGAAGCTACCTTGAAAGTTATTTGAATGGCATCAAAGAATTTCATGGTGGTAACCGACCTATTAATCCAGAGTACGACAATCTGAAGTCTGAATGTGCATTTAAGCTTGCAGAGCTAATAAATAATCGGCAGATAAGAATTATATGTACGGAAGCGCAAAGAGAGCGCATAATGGAAGAATTGTCCGTCTTGAAGCAAGACCATATAGATGCCGATACCCGGAAGAAAGGGATAATCAGCAAGGAGAATATGAAAGATATACTCGGACATTCTCCGGATTACCTCGACATGTTGATAATGGCAATGCTTTTCCGTATAAAACCGATACCTAAAAGACCAAAAGCAAAATTAGGACAGATATGACAGTAAAAGAGTTTTTGATATTGAGTAACGTGGCGAGCAATGCTGCTGAACTGTTGGATCAGATAGGGAAGTTGCCTAAACCGGACTTTGTCGCAGGTGTAAGAGTTCCGGAGACTCTGAATGACCTCACTATAGGTCAGCTGATGGAACTGCAATCCATACGCAATGGAATAGATTGTATAATGGTTCCATGCCGTGTTGTCCTTGGTTTGTCTATTGATAAGATAGAGAAGTGTGGGGTAGCGGATATTTTGGGATTCTCCACATGGGTAACCAGGGAGGTTGAACGTATTACCAAGCTTTTTGAAACTACGAGCGTAGTACCGACTCCGGAAGAAAGACGTGCCGGAGTGGATAAGCTTTCGTTCGGGTTGTTTGGCTTGGTGGATTACTATGCTACCCGTATGGGGATAACTGACCATGAGCAGGTAGAGAGTGTTCCATGGGTAAGAGTGTACAAGTGTCTTGATATGGACGCGGAGAAAATACGTTATGAACGTCGATTACGAGAAATATATCAGAATAAGCAATGAATATAAGTGTAGAAAGGAAAATCGCTTCTATCGCAGAGAAGCTGGAAGGAGTTACCTATTTATTTGATAACTGGGTGACCGCCAACGTTCGGCTGGATAAGATGCCATTGCCGGCCATTATAAATCTGCTTCCTGCATCTGGGAAGTTCGTCATATCAAGGACTCAGTTAAGAGATTGCCCAAATTGCATGATTGCTTTTGTAGACAAGACGGCGTTTGATTTTGACGGGGTGGAGAATGATGAGGTTATTGAGAGGTGCAAAGGGTATGCAGTTCAATTTATCCGTGAGTTGAATAGGAGCGGGCTGTTTGAGTGGGTAAGCGATGAAGTCCCTTATTCCGTTTTCTATGATAAGCTGGATGTAAATGTTACTGGAATAGTAATAGAATTGAAACTGAAAGAGGTTCAAGGAGTACCCATGTGTTAGTTATGGAAGACAGAAGAAAGGACGTTAAAGATATACTGAACGAGGAGTTGGATAAACTTCGGCAGCGTATCATTGAGAATCATATACAAGCTGGACAGCGTGCAAGCGGAAGAACCATCAAGAGCCTGCATGTCGTAGTAGATGATAATCATGGTGTTTTATTCGGTAGACAGGCTTTTGGAGTTCTGGAAACAGGACGCGGACCGGGAAAAATCCCAAAAGGTTTTTGGCAAATAATTCAGCAATGGGTGGTGGATAAGAGGATTCAAGTAGAAAAACCTAAATCGTTTGCTTATCTCGTAGCTCGTAAGATTGCAAATGAGGGTACTAGGCTTTATCACTCTGGAACGCATGAGGATATATATTCAACGAGTGTTACACAAGCGATACGGGATATTATGGACCGTGTGTTTGGTGTTTTTCTGAACGATGTACAACATATAAATTTGCATAGTAATGAGGACGCATAAGATAGGAAATACTACAATCGAGTATCCGGATGAAATATCTTTCTGTTTCAATCCGGTAGTGATAAATATTAGTGGATATACTTGGGCATGGGTGGAAGCAACGATAACCGACGTACTTACCGGAAAGGAATATAAGGAAAAACGTGCATTATTTAAAACCGCATGTTTCTTTGATCTGTCTTTCTATATGCAATCGGCTTTTGATGCAACGGAGTTTGGCAAGATTGACTATCAATCCTCTATTCCACAAGATAGTCAGCTTGGGCGTCTGTTCTCTGTTGAAGTGGATATGTATACGTCTGATAGCACTATCGGAGAAAGTTTCCAGTTTAATACTTTTATTATTTGGGGCGCAATGAAAGTCGGCGAAAGATATAATGGTGACCGTATTCTAACATGGTTTAGGAACTTACCATTTACGGTCGGTATGTACACTGCGGGGGCCGGTACTGTTAGTGTGACTGCTGACGGTCAAGTTTTGCCGTCCATCATATTGTCTGACCGCAAAGTGTATAATCTTACTTTGCAGGGTATTGATGCGAATAGGGATGTTGTTTTGAATCTCCCTGGAACTAGTACGGGAGCAAGTGTATTCGATAATACCTTTGACTTTACTTTTCACGCATTGACGAATGTGGCCGCAAATGTGAGGCTTTTAGTTGATGAATGCACGGATGGAATTTATTTACGTTGGATAAATCGTCATGGCTTTTATTGCTATTGGTTGTTTAAACGTGGTGATGAGAGCAAACAAATTGCCAATGATGGTGAATTCATTCGTAATAATATGCAAGACTATAACTATGTTAATGGCTATCATGGAGGTTCAGGACGTAAGCAGAGAAAAACAGAAGAGAATACATTGTTGGTGTGTGCTCCTTTAGTGGACTCTGAAACGTTTGACTTCTTGTTTCAACTCGCGTTGTCACCCGTTGTTGATATGTATGCAGGTAAAAATGTGAATGGAGTTGATAGCTGGAAGGCGGTGAATGTATCTGTTGGTAATTTCAATAAGACAAGAGCTGTATTACAGGATTTCGTAGCAACAATCATATTACCAGAAACAAGAGTACAAAGCTTATGAGAAACGATATGCTATTCATTGGTGATAAACTGATGGATTTGGATGATGATACCAAAGTAACGCTCAATTTCAAAAGTAATATATTTACGGATTTGAGTAAGATTATAAGTAATAATTCTTATACTATCAAACTTCCGAATACTATACGTAATCAGTGTGCAATCATGCATGCTGATTTACCTTCATGCGACATCGTTTATCCTAGAATTAAACTGAATGCTCGTTATTTTCGTAACGGGATAGAGATACTCAATAACGCAACTGCGGTCTTATTGTCTACATCGGATGTTTTTGAATTTGCTCTTTCATGGGGTAATGTCTCTAGATTTGCAAATATTATAAGTGGAAATAAAACGCTACGTGATTTGAAGGATAGACACAATTATGAGGTCATTGCTGATGATGATTTTCCAGATTATCATGTATTTTGGAAAGTAGGTTCTTTTGAAGGGGATGCTTCCGGTAATTTTTTTATTCCTAAAGTAGACTATGGTATACGGCGGGAAGATACAACAGGGTGGTATCATCCTGGGTGTAAGGTTACCTGGATTTTGTTACAAATTATGAAAGATAATGGTGTCACTTTTACGTTTCCTGCTAATCGCGCTTTTATGTTAAGTAGATTGTTTGTACCCTTATTAACTCGTAATGATAGCAGAAGTTATGCTGCAAAAAATGCATTACATGCAGAGTTTAGTTACTATGTACATGGACGTCTTGATAAGGGAGAACCGGAAAAATTGTATTTTGCAGATAAGTCGTTTTCAAGCTATTATGGGACTATAACCAAGTTTAAAAGTAGTTCTGGAAAAATTTATATTCAAGGCTTTAAACTTAATGCTCCGAATATGAAGATTTTGATGAATGGTAATGTGTCGTTTGATGTATCCACTTCTATATACCCTAATGGAGCATGTCTGGTTGCTTATTACATTATGGATGATGATACAAGAGTCGATATTGCAACTATAGATTATAGCAAGATTGAGAGGCATAACACAAATAGTTATACTATCTATTTTGATTTTACAGATATAGAGACAGATACGCTAGAGGAAAGTAAGGAGATTTTGTTTGGATTACTTGACGCAGGGTGGATTGATGATGGTGGTATATCTATGGATAATTCATTTAGCATTACAGCTATATGTGATCAAGTGATGCCTTCGATAGATGATGAGATAAATGCAGGATATGGGCACTTCCCGATTATTGCAAATTTGCCCGAAATAAAACAGATAGATTTTATTAAAGCTGTTGCTGCAATTCTCGGTGTTTTTGCTGTTCCTGGTAAGAATGATTCAAATTCCATTGAGTTTGTTTCTGTAGATACTATTAAAGAAAATGAAACAAGAGCATATGATTGGACAAAAAAGGTTGTTGCTACTTATAAGGAGAATAAACCTAATATGTTGGAATATAGGCTGAATGATTTCGCACAGCTGAATTATCTGCGTTACAAAGAAGACTCTACGGTTAATGGCTCTTATGATGGAGCATTACAAGTATTAGATTACACTTTGGATTCAGAGCGTGATATTCTTACGCTTCCATTTGCTGGTACTGATATGGCAGGTGGCGTTGCGTCTATAAAGTTATATAAGTATGACAGTGATGGTAAATCTTCTCTAGAGAAAGTGGAGCCAAGAATTTTACTTTGTACAGATGATGCAGATGTTCTGAAAGGAACATTTGAGGAACTTGATTTTTCTTCTGTGATTAACTCTTATTACAAAAGTTATAGTGAGGTCATTTATATGCCTAAAGTAATCACAGAAAAGATAGAAATAAATGATATTGAGTTGAGAGACTTGGATATGACTGTTCCAATTTACTTGGCCCAATATGGTAGATATTATGCCATTATTTCCATTAAGGCAGAAGATACGGGAATATGTGAATGTAAATTGTTACAATTGGAGGTATAATTATGAAAGACAATACAAGTGAAAAAATATTGGAAATTCGGGTAAAGTATGATGATGCTATCCGTAAAATAGCAGAGTATCGTACGCAGTTGGATATACTTCGAAAAGTAGAACAAACTCTTAAGGAGGATTTGAAGAAAGGCCGTATGAGTAGGGAGGAATATAATATTAAATTAACCGAAAATAGGGTTGCTACCCAACAATATACAGATGCCATCCGTGTACTGAATAAACAAATTCAAAATGAACGTAAAGAGCAGACAGAGATGGAAGGAAGCCTTGTTAGGTTGCGGGCTGAGCTTTCCAATCTTACCGCTGCTTATGACAGATTAAGTCGTGTAGAGCGTGAGGGGGGCGAAGGCAAAGAGCTGCAAGATAAGATAAATGCCATTACCGATGAACTGAAAGGTGCGGAAGAAGAAACGCAGCGCTTTTATCGGAATGTGGGTAATTATAAAGATGCGATACTTCAGGCTACAGAAGCCCAAGTACCTTTTGTTTCCATATTGCGCAGTGGCGTTAGCGTCTTGCGAGGTACAAAGGAATTTGTTGGTGGTTTGAAGGATGAATTGGTTAAAATAACAGTCCAGTACAAAGCAGGAACGGTCACTGCGAATATGTTCTCTGGTGCTCAAAAAACAGCGGCTATAACAAGTAATTTGTTATCTGCAGCTTTAAAAGTGTTGAAACTTGCACTAATTTCCACTGGTATTGGGGCTATTGTTGTTTTGTTGGGCTCATTGGTCGCATGGTTGGCTAAAACGCAAAAAGGTACTGAATTTCTTTCTAATGTAATGTCCTCTTTTGGGGCAATTATTGATGTGATTATAGACCGGATTGCAAAGTTTGGTGGAGCTATTGCTAAATTCTTCTCTGGTGATTTTTCTGGTGCAGCAAAGGATATGAAGGATAGTTTTTCCGGTATTGGAAAAGAAATTTCAAATGATGCGAAACAAGCGTGGGCACTGAATGATGCATTGCAACAGTTAGAGAAATCGGAAACAATGCTTAATATGAAGCGTGCGGCAAGTCGCTCTGAGATTGAAAGATTGAAGCTCATTGCAGATGATACTACAAAAAGCCTGAAAGAGCGTACTGATGCGGCTACAAAAGCATACGATATGGAAAATAAACTTCAGCAGGAAAGCATTGATATTGGCCGAAAGAAATTGGCAAATCTTCTTGGGCAAATAGAACTTACTGGTGAAGCTAATAAATTGCTTGATGATATGGCACAAGGGGCAGTAACGGCTGATGAGGTTATTAGCCGATTGGGTATATCAGAAAGTACAGTGAAAGATTTAAAGGAATTCTCTCAAGTTTTTTCGGACGTAGCTCAAAAGGAAATGGAGAGCTATACCCGTAATAAGGAAACCCAGAATAAAATAAATGCGATGCGGAAAGAATCAGTAGATAAGGCTAAAGTTGTAAAAGAAAAAGAACTTTCAGAAATTCGTAAGGCTGAGGATGAAATGCTTAAGCTGGTTAAGGACAGTAGAGAGAAACAATCCATTGAGATAGAACGTCAGTTTTCTCGTCAAATAGAAGATTTGCGTGTTCGCTTGATTGAGGAACAAGACCTTACAACGAAAGCACGTGGAGCTATAAATAATCAGATTATTGCACTTGAACAGCAAAAAAATGATGCATTACAGCAATTATCGGAAGAACAACTGATGAAGGAGGTGGAGAACCGGCAGAAACTAATCTCTCTGCAACTTGAATCCGTAAAAGCTGGAGGTGAGCAGGAGTACCAACTAAAGATGCAGCAACTTGTTGCCCAACGTGACGTAGAACTCCGTCAGAAAGAGCTTACTGAACAGATGAAGCTTGCTATTACGGAGAAGTACAATAAAGAGATTTATGATTTGTCCGTTCAACATGAGAATGATACAGCAAAGAAACAAGCTGATGCACTCAAACTTCGATTGGATAATGAATTGGCAGAAGCTAAATTGAATGGAGATAGTGAACTTGAGCTTCTTCGTATGCAGGAACAGCAGAAGCTTGAACTGAAAGACAGCTTGAGACGGATGGGAGAGGAGAGTGATGCCGAATTCCGGGCCAGGCAGCTTGCTGCAGACCAAGAATACTTGAATGCAAAGCAGGCGGTCATTGACAAGGAAGTGGAGATGCAGCAAAATAAAGGTGAATCCCTTTCTGTCTTGGCAGGGAATCTTTCTGATTTGTTGGAACAAGCGGCAGGAGATAACGAGAATATGGCTCAGTTGGCGAAAATACTGGCTATTGCGGAGGTTTCTATTGCGCAAGGGGTAGCCATTGCCAAAGCCGTAGAAACAGCTACCCGCTCATCTGCAACATGGATTGACATGCTTGCTGCGATAGGTACTGTAGTGGCATCTGTAACTACTGTTATGGGAAAGGCTATGAAATCGGTGAAAAGTGCTAAATTTGCACAAGGAGGTAAAGTTGAAGGGCCAGGTTCCGGTACAAGCGATTCCATACCTGCTATGTTGTCCAACGGTGAAAGTGTAATGACGGCTGCTGCAACCTCGATGTTTGCTCCGTTATTGTCGGCTTTCAATCAGATAGGAGGAGGTATTCCCATTAATGTAACAGCTTCTTCCAATCAGGCGTTAGGAGAGGACATGCTGGCCAAAGCTGTTGCAAAAGGTATGATGATGGCGCCTGCTCCGGTGGTTTCTGTGGAAGAGTTTACCTCTGTTGCTAATAGGGTTAAGTACGTTGAAAATCTTGGTAGTATATGAAAGCATATGAACTATTGATATTGAATAAGAGTCTTCTTCAAATGATGGGGGATGCTTCGCTTGATGTCGGGGATGTGAAATATATTCCCGTGTATCAAGAATATGTCCGTCTGTCAAAGGAGGGACATAAAAAGACTTATATCATGCAATATTTATCCGATGAGTATAATATTGCGGAAAGGACAATTTATCGGATAATAGATAAGTTCTCAAGTAAGGTGGATGTTTAGGGGGGGCGGAATTATTCCGCTCTTTTTTTGTTTTGAAAAAGTTGCTGACAAAGCGTGTCAGTGGAATAGACTTCTTATTTTCTTCAAGCCGTATCATGTTTTCTACCTTTGTTACAAACAA